CATTTATTTTAACAGATTTGGTAAGTTCTATTATTCCATCATGTAAAACATAACAACATGGAATCTCTTCATCTATTTTTTTACGAAAGTTTTTTTGATTTAGATATACTCTATTTTTATCAATATGAATAATGTATTTCATTTCTTTATATGATTCAATTTCTGTACATTCAAAATCAGAATCTGTTTCCATATAAACAGCTTTATTATTAATATCCGAACAATAATTTAATAAAACTTTAGAAGGTCCTAATATTCTCATTGCTTCTTTACAACCAAGAATTCTTTTTTCAGTCTTTATTTCTGTAGCAGTTATCACAATTCCTTTATATTCTATAAACTGTAAAGCATTATTTCTATTATTAACATCTATTCTATATTTCATTCTAGTGTCAATGCCTCATGATATAAATCTACTATTTTATTTTCTAATTTAACTTTATCAACGCCTTTAACATCTACACCAGATATATATTTTTTAAAGATATCAATTGTACTTTCAGCTTCATTAATAATATCTTGATCTTCTTCTAAACCAAGATTTAGATGATCTTCAACGATTTGAATATCTACTGGATTTTGTTTTTCAATATTATCTACAAATTTTTCAAACCAAAAAGGATTATTCTTTTCTTGAACAATAACTTTTACGATTGATCCGGCAAATTCAGTATAGTCCATTTCAGAGTCTAGAAACTCTTCACTGCCATCATTATACCATACCTTTTTAAACATCTTATATGGATTTTCAATAAATTCTAAAGATCTAGTTTCCGTGTCAAAAATGTGAAAGCCTCTAGGATCATTATAATCAGACCAAGTATACTCTGCAGGAGAACCAAGATAATAAATGTTACCATGGTGTGACCTATGATGAAAATGCCCAGAGCAAACAATATCAAACCGTCCAAAAAGCTGAGGGTCATCTCCGTGCGATACAATCGATCCTTTAAACATTTCGAACCCCTGGATTTCAAGATGTCCGAACGCAATTTGTGCATCTGTATTCCTTATTAGATTAAGTGAATGATCTCTATTATCATCGCAAATCCAAGGAATAAACAAAATTTTAGTATTATCAAATATCACTTCTGTTGATCTATTATATATATTTATAGGATACCGATTAAATAATTCAATAAACGAACTGACTTCATTAGTATTTTTATGATAAGTATCATGATTACCAATAATTTGGTGCCAGTCGATGCCACGTTCTAAAGCCGGCTCTATTAGATCTTTCCTGAGTCGGTATGCGGTATTAATATTGATGTATTTTCTACGATCAATAATATCACCGCAATGGACAACATTTTTAATATCATTATCATCGAGATATTTATAGAATACATTATTATAAAACCTTTTCATATAATCGTGAAAAGCAATAGAATCATTTCTGACTCCAGCATGTGAATCAGTAATAAGTGCAATTTTCATTTATTTTATTCTACGAATATTAATAGAATTGCCATTATTTTTAACAATAGCAGAAGCGCAATAATCACGGATCGTCTCTAGACGCTGAAGCAGTATTTGCTTCTCGTTGTCTCTTAGATCTTTATTGTTTAGACGTTCTACAATATCTACGACATTTATTGGAACGAGATGTAGGTTCTTATTCATTTTCATCTCCTGAGAATCTTTCAACTCCTACCATTTTACTTGACTTTTTAGTCTTTGTCAACTTTGTTTTATCTTCAAAAGAACGAACGATCTCAGAAGAGTATTCATTTGCTTTAAGATGTATATTTTCGGCGTCTGACCAAAGTTCGTTCATTATAAAACTATTCTCAAAGTTCTTGTGTTTAATATATGTCTGCTTCTTTTCTTTCTGGATACGCCTGATAAAAGCGTTCCAAGCTATCTGAGTAAAATAGGCAAATGGGTTATTAGTTCTTTCTGGGTCAAAGTTATCGACGGCGGCCACGCAGTCCATGATGGCGTCTGATATCATGTCTGATTTATATGTGTAGCCAGAGAAATTTGGTTTCTTGGCTAAATTAGAACAAATCAATAATATCGATTCACCAATATATTTTGGTATCTGAGGAATGTTGTTCGCTCTCTTCTCTTTAGCTTCTTTAACTTCATTCTTATGATGAATCATAGCGCCATAGAGTGTCTTATTATTAATATAGTTATTTTTCTTTCTGGGTTTCTTCTCTGTAGTTTCCATTATGGCGCCTTTACGTTAAGTTTCACTTGATAAATCTTATAACGAAAACGTTCTTCATTATATATCTTAATTCGTTCCATAAAGTGTAGTATGGTGAAGTTCTTCTTGTTCTTCCATGTTAGATCGTCTGCTATGTCGTAAAGGGTAGCAGCAGTCTTAGTATCAGACTTACGTAACCCCCTGCCAATGGACTGAAGATTCCGTATGCGAGACTTGCTTGGGCTAGCAAAAATAATAGAATGAAGATTCTTAATATTGACTCCGGTAGAAAAAGTACCAAAGCTAGCGACAATAATAGCATCTCGTTCATTTTCTACAATCCTTCTAATCTCTTCGCGTTCCTCACCGTCGACTGCGCCAGAGACAAAGAATATCTTTCTATCTCCAGCTTCTTTCTCTAACATGTCTCTTAGTATTTTACCATGTTTTTCAACAAATTGAAACAATAAAAGTGTGTTCCCGGTAAGTGATAACGCTAAATTTTTAATAAAGTTATTTCTCTCTGGAAGTCTTACTAGATAGTCTATTTCATCCTGATACTTCATCACCGATACCATCTTACGAACTTCATCGGAATAACTAAGTACTAAAGCTTTAATAGAGAATTCAGCAAGATGTTTCTTATCTATTAACTCTTTAGTAGATATAACTTTACGAACAGGTCCAAACAATCCTTCAAGAACAAGCTTGTTTGTTTCACTTCCATCCAGAGTTCCGGTAAAGCCAAAGCGATATTTACAGTTATCAAGCTTAGAAAGAATAGAAGTAAGCGATTTTGCTTTAAAAAGATGCGCCTCATCACCGATCACTACATCAAAATTTGAGAAATACGTCTTAGGTAGTTTGTAAATTGACTGCCAGGTCGTGATGGTAATAGGCTTATCTGTATCTTTAGGTTGTCCAGAAAATACACGATGTACCCACATATCAGAGTTAAACCCGTAGTCAGCAAAATCAGAGGCAAGCTGACTAACAAGAGAAGTAGTTGGAACGATAATAAGAAACTTACCTTTAAGCAGTCCAAGATAATACCTCATAATTAAATATATTATAAACGATTTTCCAGAAGCAGTCGGGGATAGTAGTAGTGTTCTACGTTCTCTAATAGCATGTATAAAAGCTTCTAATTGATAATCTCTAGGTTTAAATTTAGGAGACAATTTATTAATAAATTCATTTGCTTCTTTAATAGAAAACTCTTCAGAACTAAAATCTGACAAGTGTTCTACTATATATTCTCTAGTACGACAAAATTCTTCAACATATCTTAAAAGACCGGCATATAATAGTCCGGACATTGGATTATACAAATATATAAATCCATCCCAAAATTTACTTCTATAGCTTGGCATATACTTAGCGCCTGGCACAGCAAACTTGAAATACTCTCTAAGTTCCATGGCTATAGAAGGTTCGCATTTTATTTTGATGTAGACTTCATCATATTTTTCAATTTCAACAATATCCATTCATTAATTTCCGTTTCTCATGCATCTTTTTCATAGATTCAGCAATTTTTAATTTAGTTTCTTCAGAATGTTCAGTACCTAATCTACTATTTCTAATATTTTGTTTTGTTTCATTAGATCTTTTTTTATTTAAATTATTAATTTTAATTTTTTGCTTTGTTTGTTCGTCTCTAGATTTACCTATTTTAGCTATAGACATCTTGTTTTTATGTTCTTCTGATTTTTTTATTCCTGTTAAAGAAATACCACCTTTTTTACCACCGATTGATTGCTTTGTTTTAATAATTTCTTCTTTACCAATATGGCCAAATAATCCCATCCAAGCAAGATAGTCTTCTTGTTTACCATATTCTTCCCATAATTTTTTATGTGCTTCAGCATGTTCTTCTATAGTTAAACAAATAATATTAGATGGATCGTCTGATCCACCCATATGTTTTGGTATTATATGATGATGGTGATAAATATTCATAGCTGTGTCCTCCTTGACATAGAGTCCGTAGAGCGCCAACTCGTGACGGACATAACTATTTATATATTTTATGCTCCCATCGTAAACTTCTGCCACTCAATTACATTTTTGATAATAAAGTTTCTATTAATAATAGTCTTTATTATAGAATCAAGAAAGTCGATCTTCTCATGCTGCATACCGATCTTAAGACTCAGATTAATCATATCCTGATCTGCATCAATATACATTGGAATATCACCCTTTAGTATCATACCACGCGGCGGTAGCTTCCAACCTTTTTGTTTAGTCTCTTCATTGGGTCCTTGAGTAAGGAACTCAAACTTATCTAACTTCAATTGCTTCATCTCAGACTCAAGTTTTCGAAGTAATAGTCTTTCTTTAATAAGAATATTATAATATTTAGAATGAAGTTTTGGAATCGTTAGAGCTTCATCACCAAGCTCTGTTTTATCTATCTTTGTATCAGACTCCCATAAGTTCATTATTTCTTCGATATTCATACACGTCTCCAACAATCATTATAGAGTATTATAACAAATAAACTACTATTTGTAAACTTTTTTGTTTACAGATCTAGGAAACATTGGTATAATAGATTCTATCAAAGGAATAATACTATATAGTCTTAGCTATATTATAGTATGTGTACTTGAATGTAGCTGAAGCTTCTAAATATGTAATATCATTATCAGTAGTATTGAATACTACATCAGATAGTTCAACAGGATAAGCATCAATAAAGATAACATCATAGTTTATAGTCTTAATATTTGATAGTATAGAAAGATTAATATCAGAATATATACCATCACCGGTGTATGACGGATTCTTTGCTAACTTATAGTATTCGTTGTAGTCTAACTTACCAAGATATCTTATCCAGTTATGTATTTCCAGATAGTTCTGAAGCTGCTCATCTACCTTAAAGGTTATCTGTAGGGTATCGTAGTCTAGATGATCTCCAGGATACGGTACTGGAACGAATTGGTTAGGTACTACTACTGACTTTAGAGATAATCTTGGAATATTAACTTTCTGAATAAAGAAGTTAACGTTTGGAGCTTTCTTAATTAAGAATTTAAAATTTAGCGGACTGAGATAGTTTAAATTAGAAGGTGTATCATCGATCGCTGTCATTCTAGCTCCTTTTAACTATTTATATAATAAAAAAAGGGGAGTCCGAAGACTCCCCAGTTTCTCGCTGGCTTGCTTATCCAGTCTTACTTGTCTTTATTTATATCTTTATTTTTTCGAAATTCTTCCCAACGCTTCTTGGTGGCTTCTGATACTCTCTTGCGTCTCTCATTGTTTGGGTCTGACCACTGCTCTCTCATACGCTCTGCGTTTTGTTGTTTCCACTCATCTGTATAGACATAGAGTCCGTGGAGTTCGTACCTCGCGACGGACAATAAAATAACCAGGGAGATGAACCCCCTGGTTATTTTTATCAGCCAAATATGACTGAATTGTGATACCTCACATCAAATTATTGACAATAACGCGACGATAGTATACGTTAGTTGAGATCTGGCGACGGCCGTATCCCTTAGTTAGACCTTCTGCGAATGGATTTGCAACCATTCCGTAACGAGTCTTGAAGCCAATTTTTGGCTGGAAAGTTGACTGATCAACCGCACGAACCATCTGAAGTGGAACGTATGGGCAGTAGAAAAGACCAGCGTCAAAAGCGCTCGAACCTTTATAGCCGACAGTGATGTAGTTACCACCGATAGCGTATGGGTCGATGTAGACTTTTAGACGACCATTGAGAACACCGGCGAAAGTATTGCCAGTATCGT